GTTCTGCTAGGAATAAATCATTTAAGGCTCGTCATGCAAAGAACATCGCTAAAGGTAAGATGTCCGCTGCATATTGGTCTGATCGAACTAAGTGGAGTAAGTAGTGGTAAGAATGATTGACTTACCTGAAAATGTATTTAAGAGTGATGATAATCGATGGGTTCGTTATTGTCCACAATGCGGCAATGAAATATCACACTTAAGACGAGCTTACTGCATAAACTCACACAATATCAAACAACCGTGTAAAAGATGCAGTAATAAAAACAACAATCCATCAGGTATGTGTGGTTATGTTAGGTTATCTTGGTACGAATGTTTTTATAAAAGTGCCTTAACTCGTGGATACTCTTGGGATCTTTGCCCAGAGCTTATAAATGATTTGTACGAAGAACAAGAACAAGTGTGTGCCTTATCTGGGCTATCTATTGGATGGAGTAAAGTTGGATGGGATCACACAGCATCGATAGATCGAATAGACAATGATATTGGGTATACGATAGACAACATTCAATTAGTTCATAAACAAATTAATATGATGCGTGGTTCTTTGTCTATACCTGATTTTATAAATCTATGCGATGCTGTGACCAATAAAATAAGGTGAAATGGTAATGGCTACTTACTTAGACTGTGTTAATGGCGTTCTCTTGCGTATGCGAGAGAGTACTGTATCGACAGTGATACAGTCTGACTATTCGTACCTTATCGGTGCAATGGTCAATGAAACTAAACGTGAGATCGAAGATGCTTGGAATTGGTCTATCTTACGTACAACCAAGACAATCAATACAGTTAACGGTACTCAGAATTACGCTATCACAGGTACATCATCACGGACAAGACTATTAAAGGTCTACATACCTACACTTAAGCGTGATCTTGAGCAAGCGTCACAGGATCAAATGCATGCTTGGGTGAACATGCAAGGTACAGTCACTGGTGGTCCTCAGTATTTCTCCATAGGTAATAGCAACACCAGCGATGAGATTACGTTAGATCTATGGCCTATACCTGATCAAGCGTATGTAGTTAAGGTTGACTGTGTTGTACCACAAGCTAATTTAGTTAATGATCTTGATGTTATCTATGTACCTTCAGAGTTAGTAATACAAGGTGCTTATCTACGTGCTATCAATGAACGTGGAGAAGATCAAGGTAGATTGTCTGATCAACAGAATGATCTTTATAGGAAAGCTGTAGCTACGTACATTGCTATTGAATCAGCTAGGTACGAAGATGAAATAACTTGGAACTGGGTATAATGGCTGCTCCTATTAGACCTGTTAGTCTTGTTGCTCCAGGCTTCTATGGATTAAACACTCAAGACTCTCCTATCACGTTACCTAAAGAGTTTGCTCTTAGGGCAGAGAATGCAGTGATTGACCAGTATGGTCGCATAGCTGCTCGTAAGGGTTGGGTAACTGTTAATACCACTGCTGGCTACAACAGCACAGAGCCAACACTATTACATGAAGTTGTTAAGAAAGCTGGTACTACAGAGATTGTCAGTATCGGTAACAACAGGATCTACACTGGTACAACAACACTGACTGAAGTCTACAATGGGTCAGCTACGTGGACTGCTCAGTACTGGAAAGCAGTAAACTTTAATGATAATACTTACTTCTTTCAACGAGGACATAACCCACTGATCTATGACCATGTTGCTAATACTTGGGGATTAGTGTCAGCACATCCTGGCTATTCAGGTACAGTACAGTTAGGTAACGAAGTCTTAGGTGCTTATGGTCGCTTATGGGTAGCGGACACAACCACTGATAAAACAACTATCTGGTGGTCAGATACACTATCAGGTATGAAGTGGTCTGGTGGTGCTAGTGGCTCCATCAGCATAGAAAAGGTACTAACCAACGGTACTGATAGCATCGTAGCCCTAGCAGGGTTTAATGGCTTCTTAGTGATCTTCTGTAAGAAGACTACGATTATCTATTCTGGTGCTGATGGTGATCCTACATCAGATCTTAAGCTTGTAGAAGTTATTGATGGTGTTGGTTGTATCGCTAGAGATTCAGTACAGGATGTTGGATCAGATATCTTATTCTTGTCTGATACTGGTGTTCGTAGCCTTGGTAGACTTATTCAAGAGAAGTCAGCACCATTATTTGATATCTCAAGGAATGTCAGAGATCAATTAATACTTGACGTATTGTCAAATAACGATTATGATAACATCAAGTCTGTCTTTCATGAGCGTGAAGGTTTCTATCTTCTGACATTACCGACAAGAGGTATTACATACTGTTTTGATCTGAAGCAACGTCTTCAGGATGCTTCTTGTAAAACAACTCAGTGGATGTTTGCACCTAAATCATTGCTTTCTACACGCAGTAGAGAACTCTATTTAGGTCGAGAAGGCTACATTGGTCGCTATGCAGGTAACAGAGACAATGGTAATAGCTTCAGGTTCTTGTACTATACATCACACTTAGATGCTGGTGATTCGTCTATCATCAAGATACTTAAGAAAGTAAACACACTCACTGTTGGTGGTGCTGGTACTAACGTATTCCTAAAGTGGACTGTAGACTACGGTACAGACTATCGTAGTGCTCTATGGTCATACCCTAATGTTGTTCGCTCTGAGTACAACGTATCTGAATACAACATTGCTGAATACAATGCTGGTATCACTATCAACCCAGTACCTAAACAGTTTCAAGGATATGGTCAAACCATTGGTGGTGCTGGTAGAGTGTTTCAGTTAGGTATCGAAGCTGATATTGGTAATGATTCTTTTTCTGTTCAACAAATGGATATTTTTGTTAAAGCAGGTAGGACAATCTAATGAGTAACTATACTAAGACAACTAACTTTGCATCTAAGGATACACTACCGTCTGGTAATCCTAGTAAGATTATCAAAGGTACTGAGATTGATATCGAATACAACAACATCGCCAGTGCTATTACATCCAAGGCTGATGTTGCTTCCCCTACTTTTACTGGTACAGTGACGCTTCCTACGGGTGGTGTTGTGTACGATGACGGGACTTACTAATCATGGCAATTCCATCAGCAGTCTATACCTCTGCTTGGGCTACTTACTCACCAGCTCAGAAGATCGCTGCTTTTAATGCAGCAGGCACTACAGTTGAAGAATTAGCAGGTGCTGGTGTACCTCAGTCTGATATATCATGGATGCTGTCTAACGGTTATGCTCCTCCGGCTGCTCCAGCACCTATTCAGTCATCAACAAACAACGTTACTACACAGGTAGCAGAGCCTGTCTACGAAGAGCCTGTTTATTCAGAGCCTACGTATACGCAGCCTACAGCAGCGGAACGTATTTCAACGTTAGCTAGTGAACTAGGTTTACCTAATTTTATTGTAGCTAACTTTGTTAATGCTGGGTACAATGATGCTGATATACGAGCAATGTATCAACCGGCTTCTACACCTGCGTCTACGCCTACATCTACACCTACGTCAACAAACACATCTACACCCACTTCTACAGTAACTGATCCTGTTCAAAACATAATTGATACAGCAGTTAATAGTTACAATAGAAGTCAATTAGATAATGTACTAGCTCCTTTACAATCTCAATGGGATGCTGAAGTAGCTAATCAAGAGCAGCCTGGAATACAAACAGACATTAAAACAGGTGAGATAAGTTTTCAAGGATCTAACTGGGATGTTTTTAGAACACCTAATGGTTCTCTCGTTATTCAAAAACTTAATGCTAATCAGTCTGGTTTAAGTGGTGATCAATATAGAGCTGATATATTAAACCCAGATACTGGCGAAACAACTACACAAGTAGTTAATCGTAGTAACATGCCTACTTTAGGTAGGAATATTACATTAGGTCTAATTGCTGCTGGTTTACTTGCTCCTTCTTTATTTGGTGGTGCAACAACCACTGGCGGTGCAGCTACTACTACTGGAGGTGCAACAGCCACTGGTGGTACAGCATTAGGAGGCGCTGAAGGTGGTTTGCTTAGTGGTGCTGGTGGTACTACAGCTGCTACTGGAGGTACGTTAGCTACTGATACAGGCTTACTTAGTGGAGCTACTACAGGGACCACTACAGGTGCTACTACAGGGGCAACTACTGGGGCAACTACTGGGGCTGCTACTGGCGGTACTGGAGGAGCTTCGTTAACTGTAGCAGCAACACCATTAGCTACGACAACTGGTGCTGGAACCACAGCCGCTGTTGGTGGTGGTTTACTAGGTGGTACATTAGCTACGACAGGTGGTACAACTACTACACCAACAACAACTACTACAACACCTACTACGACAACTACTACACCAACAACAACTACTACACCTACGACAACAGCAACAGGAGCAACTGCTGGAGCTGCTGCAGGTGGTTTGCTGTCACCATCAACGCTAGGTACATTAGCTACTGGTTTAGTGAATGGTTTAACGAACACTAACGCACAGAATATCCTAGGTGGTTTGATTAGTTCTGGTGCTAACCTAGCAATGGTCCAGGATGCTGCTGATAAGTTACGTCAGCAAGGACAGTTAACACAAACAGAATACACTAACCTAGCTAACCGTCTTGGTGGTCAATACAATACATTAGCTACACAAGCATCGAACATGGTAGGAGAGTTTACACCCTTTGGTGTTACTGGTTCCTTGTTCGGTACTACGTATAATCCTGCTACAGGTACTGTTAACACAGCCTTGACTGAAGATGCTAGAGCAATGTATAATCCCTTTGCTGTAGCTGCAATGCAGTCAGCACAGGCTGCGAACATGACTAACGTTGATCAGTTAAGTAGGGATTACTACAATAAACTATCAGCATTGTCAGCACCAGAGATTGAGCGTCAGCGTCTTGCTACAGAAGCTAGGTTACGTTCTCAAGGAAGATTAGGTGTAAGTGGGTCTTCTTTTGGTGGTTCTTCTCCTGAATTGTTAGCTCAAGAACAAGCCATTGCACAGCAACAGCTTCAACGTGAGTTGCAGTCCAGACAGGCTGCTTTAGGTGAGCGTGGTACGTTACTTGGACAGGGTGTCACAGCACTACAACCTATCCAGAATCTAACACAGCAACAGCTTGCTCAGGCACAGCTTAGTGGTCAGTTAGGACAGCAAGCAATGGCTGGTAACATAGCACAAACTAATGCTTATCTACAACCATCAATGGCTGGTTTAACTGCTCAAGGTAATCTTCAAAGTCTTGGTTTAGCAGGTAATCTACAAGCACAACAGGAAGCCTTAGCTGGTTTGTTGTCATCAAGACAGAATGTAGCTAATCAAGTGTTAGGTAATACAGGATCTTTAGGTAGTGCTGCTGGAGGCTTGTTAGGTAATCTACTAAATCCTAATGCTGCTGGGAATATTAATAGTTTAGGTTTTGGTACTGGACTAGGCTACGGTAATCAAGATATTGGGTTGTTTATCTAAGGAACAATAATGGCACAGCAACAAAGTCTATTTGGTCCAAGCATCTATGATGTACAACAACAGCAGATGCAACAGGATCAAGCTAATGCAATAGCACAAGCTAGATTAACACCATACCAGAGTATCAGAGCTGGTATGGGTATGGCTGGTACACAGGCTGGTAGGGCTATCGGTGGTTTATTCGGTGTGGAAGATCCTAAACTGAAAGAAGCTGCAGCTAGACAGGAATTAAAGAATGCTATCTCAGCACAATGGGATGGTGAAGATCCTGCTGAAGCTTACAAGATCATGGCTAGAGAGGCTA